TGTAGCCTTCTTGGTGGTTGACAATCGGGGCGCGCCGCTACCGCGGCGATAGCTTATAGTTATAACTATAGCTTCTAGCCACGGCCAGCCCCAACCGCGATTGCGCTCGCGTGCCCGATGTTGCATAATGCTTCTGCCTAATCGCATAGCCAATCGGAGTCCCTATGACCACTGCCAAGACCCTCAAATCAGTCGGCTACCAGCACGAGGCCATGATTGACCTCATCCTGCAGGACCCAACTGTCACCACCAGCGAATTGGCCGCCGTGATGGGCTACAGCAGCGGGTGGATTAGCCGCATCCTGGCCTCCGACAGCTTTCAAGTCCGCTTGGCCCAGCGCAAGGCTGCCCTCATTGACCCGATCATTGCCCGCAGCCTCAACGAACGGCTCCGAGCTGTTGCAATGCGCAGTATGGATGTGATCGAAAGCAAGCTGGATTCCGAAGAATCCCTCCCCTTCGCTGTCGAAGCTCTCGGCATCGCCCAAAAGGGCCTCACCACTCTTTCCGGAAAGCCTGTGCGGTGAAGGACTCGACCCGCAAGTGGAAGCAAATGCAGGCTGAGGCTCGCGTGCTGCCGGAGAACCGCTACATTCCATCTGACGACAGGGAACTGGACCCTGCCGGAGAGATGCTCGCCGCTTTGGTGCGGGGGCAGTCAACCCCAAGCGAGCCGCAGGGTACGCAACCATCGGTTGCCTGTGCGCCTAACTCCACGCAGCAGCCTTCTGCGGTCTCGCCGGGCGCCCTCGCACCTCTTTTGTACTCACATCAGGCTATGGTAGAGCTGATGCTCCAGCACCCAGGCTATGGCCACAAAGAACTCGCTGCAGCCTTTGGCCGTCCCGCGTCCTGGATGGCTTCCGTGCTGGCTTCCGATTCCTTCCAGTCCGCGCTCGACCCTGTGCGCCACCTGATCCATGACCCATCCCTTACAGCCTCCCTCAACGAGCGCTACAAGGCCCTTGCCATCCGCACCAGCAATGTCCTGCTGGAAAAGATGGACAAAACCGAAATCTCCGAGCTGCTGGTCTTGAAGGCTTCTGAGATCAGTATCAAGGCTCTGGGCATGGGCACTGCAATGGCCCTTCCCGCCCCGACTCAGCAGCGCGCCGGTGTCGAAACCCTTGCTGAGCGCCTACTTGAGGCCATGGCAACCAAGAAGCGCCGTGACTCAGCCGACATCGAAGACGCAATCGAGGTGCCGCGTGGGGGTTAAGCTCACTGCCGAGCTGATCGAGGCCTTTTCCGAAGCCTTCATGCGGAAGGGACTCGATGACCCCAAGCCCACACCCCAATTCCACCGCGAGGCTTGGGAAGTCTACGCTTCGGAGGTCGAAAAAGCTTGCACTATTGCCCCGCGCGGGCACGCCAAGAGCAGCGCGCTTACGCATATCTATATGCTGGCGTCGATGCTCTTCCGGACAGAGTCCTATGCCATTCTTGTCTCGACCAATGAGGAATTGGCAATTGAGCACTTGGGTGACATCACCAGAGAACTCACCGAGAACGAAGACCTCATCAAAGAATTCGGCGTCAAGTCCCTTCCGACGCAATCGAAGACTGAAATCATTGTCGAATTTGAGGACGGCGAGCAGTTTCGTATCCTAGCCCGTGGCAGTCAGCAAAAGATGCGCGGTCGCAAGTGGCGTGGCCGCCGTCCTGGCTTGATCGTCTGTGATGACTTGGAAGACGACGAACAGGTCGAAAACAAAGAGCGCCGCGACAAGTTCCGCCGCTGGTTCAATCGTGCAGTCATTCCGGCGCTGCGGCGCGGCGGCAAGATTCGCATCCACGGCACGATTTTGCATGAGGACTCTTTGCTGGCGCGCCTCCGCAAGAACAGCGAATGGCATGTGCTATTCTACCGTGCGCACAGGAGCTTCGATGACTTCTCGGAAATCCTGTGGCCAGAGCAATTCACTGAAGCAACCCTCCGAGGCATTCGTCAACGGTATATCGAGGACTTCGACAGCAACGGCTACAGTCAAGAATACCTCAACGACCCATTCGACAACGATGAAGCCTACCTGAGACGGGATCAGTTCCAGGCAATGAAGGATGAGGACTTCGACATCCCAAAGCGAGTCTGTGTCGGGGTGGATTTCGCCGTGTCAACAAAGGATCGGGCCAACCGCTCTAGCCTTACCATTGGTGGAACCTGTGCCGAGAATAAACTCTACATCTTCGGCCAGCGGGTTGACCGGTGGGCCACTGATGAACTCATCGATCAGATGTTCAAGGTCCAGGCAATGTACGATCCCGAGTTCTTCTTTGTTGAAGACGGCGTGATCTGGAAGGCCATAGAACCAATGATCAACAAGGAAATGCAGGTCCGCAACCTTTTTATGAACTGCGTTCCGCTCTCTTCCATCAAAGACAAGGCCGTTCGTGGCCGCAGTTTCCAGAAACGGATGAAAGCCAAAGCTTGCTACTTCGACCAGGAAGCCCCATGGTATCCGGGGTATGAGTCTGAATGCTTGCGCTTTACCGGCTACAATGACGCACGACTCGATGACCAGTTCGACAGCAGCGGCATCCTGAGCCGGGGGATTGATATGCTGCCGCAATTGGATAGCGATGACTTCCTGAATGAGGAAGAATTATCGTTCCGTGAACAAGCTCGCGCAGCCGCTGCAAATGGTATTGGCGGGCGCTCTTCTATTACAGGATATTGATTATGCCAATCACAGACGCAAACAAGACAAAGCTCAAGCTCCAGGACATTGTGCAGATGTCGAATGTGGCGGAGAAGCTGTCGGAAGATGAGCTGGCACACTATGGCCGGACCGCTGTTGATGGCTACACCAAAGACATGCAGAGCCGCCGGGAATGGGAAGAGCGGAACCAGGATGCGCTGAAGCTTGCACTGCAGGTTCGGGAGGAGAAGAGCTTCCCATGGACGAATTGCTCGAATGTTAAGTTCCCGGCGGTGACGATTGCGGCTCTGCAATTCCTTGCACGGATCAGCATTTTGACCAAAGGGCGAAAGCTTGTGAAGGTCACTGCCTGGGGATCGGATGCCGATGGCAAAAAGGGTCGGCGTGCGGACCGGATCAGTGAGCACATGAGCTTTCAGCTGGTTCAACAAGACACCACATGGCTGGATGATGACGAGGTGGCGAAGTTCTCGGCATCGGTGCTTGGCTGCGCTATCAAGAAATCCTATTACGATCCACTTGACGGCATCAACCGTTCGGAATTCGTGCCACTGTCAAAGTTCGTGGTTGATTATTGGTGCAAGGACTTGTCCAAAGCACATCGAGCATCCCATTTGCTGGACATGACCCCGAATCAAATCTATGAGCGCGAGCGGCGAGGGCTGTTCCTGGAAATGCGCGAGCATGCTAGCCCATCGCAAAGCCAGCCTATTGAAAACATCCTGCAACAGACGGCGGATGAGGCGCAAGGTGTTCGCCGACCGACAAATGATTCGCTGGAAATCTACCCGATTCTGGAGCAGCACACATGGCTGGACCTTGATGGTGATGGATATGCTGAGCCGTATGTGATGTATGTTCGGCTGGACACCACGCAGGTACTGCGAATTGTTGCACGGTACTTTGACACAGGCGACGTCGTGCGGATGTTTGATGGGAAGATCAAGAAGCTGGAAGCCGAAGCCACAAAAGCTACTGACCCCAAGGAGCGATCACGGCTGGAGAGAGAAGCTGATACGCTGGAGAAGTCAGCAGGGAACTTTGTACTGCGGATTCGGCCGGTAGAGCACTTCACCAAATACACGTTTATCCCAAGCCCAGATGGTGGATTCTATGGTCTGGGGTTCGGGGCACTGCTCGGCCCGACGAATGCCGCAATTGACACTCTGCTGAATCAACTGGTCGACTCCGGGACCATGGCGAATAGCGCCGGGGGCTTCCTGGGCCGTGGTGTGAAGATCAAAAGCGGCAAGCAATCGTTTGACCCGTTTGAGTGGAAGCCAGTTGATAGTCCTGGGAATGCGCTGAAAGATAATATCTTCCCGTTGCCTGTGCGTGAGCCTTCGACGGTGCTGTTTCAATTGCTCGGTCTCTTGATCCAATACGGCGAGAAGATCGGCAGCGCCACAGATGTGATGACTGGCGTCAATCCTGGGCAGAACACTCCGGCAGAGACTTCCCGGAACACCCTGGAACAGGGCATGATGCTGTTCAGTGGCATCTACACCAGAATGTACCGTGCGTTTGCGGAAGAGCTGACGAAGCTCTACCAATTGAACCACCTGTACTTCAAGCAGTCAGAGCATTTTGAACAGCTGACGCAAGGAGATACGGCATTGGTTGCGCCGGATGACTACGACAACAACCAGGACCAAATTTACCCAAGTGCGGACCCTTCATCGGCGAGCCAGAATCAGAAACGTGAACGGGCTTCAGCCGTCTTGCAATTGGCCATGCAATCCCCCGGCGGCTTTAACCAATATCTGGTGAAACGGGATTTCCTGGAAGCCATGGATGTCCCGGATATCGACACCCGCTTCCCAGACCCGCAAGGCCCGAACGCAGTGCCTCCTCCGCAAAACCCAAAGATCGAACTGGAAAAAGCAAAGCTGGAATTTGATAAAATCGTCCATGCCGACAACATGCAGGCTAAGATCGCCGAGCTGAAGCAAGAGGAATCCCTGTCACAGGCCAAGATCACGGAGCTGCAGGCCAAGGCGCTGAAGCATATGGCAGAAGCCGATGGCGTTGACAAGGGCCATCAGATTGCTTTGATTGAGGCCCAGATCGGAGCGCAAAAGCTGCGGCATGAGGGGCTGATCAAATCCCTGGACGTTATCCAGAAACTCTACGACGGGCACATGAAGGATACCTTGGCCCGCGACCAACTGAAGGAAAAAGCAAATGGCAAGGAACCCCACGCCGGAGGACCGGGACCAGTGGTTGCACCATCCGGTGACACAGGAAATGCTGGCAGCGCTGCGTGAGACTGTGGCTGAGGCCAAAGACTGCTGGGCAAAGGGTGCGTTTGTGGGACGGTCGGAGTTCGAGACCCTGCAAATGAACGCGGAGAATATGGGGACTGTCCGGGCCCTGCAAGAGCATATTGCGAACCTGGAAAACTACAAACTGGAGCTTTGAAGTTATGAGTACAACAAATACTGTCTATACAGGAAATGTCCTTCCACCGGCGGCCTATTCCGCAACAGTTGTTGCAACTGAAATCATTGCCAGGCTTCCGGAAGGTCAATCCGGTTGGCGCGCCGACAAAGGGCCAGCGGAAACCAACAAATCCGGCTTCCGAGCCTGCGGCCACCGCGTGCTGCTGCTGGGTGACCAAGTGGACGAGTACCAAACCTCTGCCGGGGGGATTGTGATCCCTACAACCAGTGCGGAGAAAGAGCGCCAGCACGATGTCTGGGCTGTCGTGGTTGAAATCGGCCCGGATGCCTGGTCTGACAAAAGCACTGACTTCTGCAAGGTCGGGGACAAGGTCCTTGTCGGCCAATACACCGGCAAGTTCCACAAGAGCCCGGTGGATGGCCGAGAGTACAGGTTTGTGCAGGACTTGGACATTATTTCAGTTCTGGTGAGGTAAATCCCTCATATTACAAATTAGTAATGCCCTTGATTAACCCCTAGCAAACTGGAGCTACCATGCCCGGACCCAACGAAACACAAGTTACAACGCGCCCCGAAGCCGAGATTGAGGCGGAATTGCTGTCCCTGGATCAGATCGAAGATGATCTGGACGCCGGCTCAACTGACGGCACCGCCCAAACCTCTGGCGAAAGCGATGAACCCGCCGCCCGCGACTATGAAGCCGAAGCCAAACGCAAAGGCTGGAAGCCCAAGGACAAGTTCGCTGGCACAACTGGTGAGTGGGTGGACGCCAAGACCTTTGTCGAACGCGGCGACAAGTTCGTCGGCAATCTGCAGCGAGAAATCGCTCGCCTGAACGCCAAGGTCGATGAGGTCGCCCGCACTGCTGCAATGGCGGACAAGCTCTACAAGGATGTGATCGCCCGCAAGGATGCCGAACACTCCGAGGCCATCCGCAATCTGCGGCTGCAAAAAGCTGCAGCCGTGCGTGAAGGTGATGACGCCGCCGTGGTGGAACTCGAAGACCGCATTGAGCTGGTCCAGCAGCAGCATCAGGAAGCCAGAACCGAACTCCAGGCCGCCGCTACTGAAAAGAAAGACGAAATCAAGGGCATTCCACAAGAAATCGACGTCGATGAAGTCACTCGCGCCAATCCTGTCCTTGCCGAATGGGTCGAGGACGGCAACAGCTGGTTCAAAAGCGACGGACAGCTCCGAGCCTATGCCCTGGCAGTTGCTGATGGCATGGTCAAGGCCGGCGAAAAAACCAAGGGCCGAAAGTTCCTCGATCTCGTTGCTGAGCAAGTCCGCGCCGACTTCCCCCGCAAGTTCCGCGAGCAGTCTTCCACGACCCAGCGCCAATCCACCGCCGAATCTGGCTCCCGTGGCGGCGGCTCTGGCAGTGACACCGGTGGCAAAACCATGCGTGATGTTGCCCCTGCGGACCGTGCCCTTGCCCGCCAATTCATCAAGGACGGTCTCTACACTGAAGCCTCCTTCCTCAAGTCTTATTTCGCACGTTAACCCGGATACAATGCCATGACCGAAGCACAAAAACCCGCCGCATCCCTCGACCAGACCGCAAATGATCGGTTTCTTCAGGCCAAGGAGCGGCGCGAACGCAACGAAAAAGCAAAAGCCAGCCGCCAACCAGGCGACCGGCAGCAAGATGAACGCGAACGCGTGGCAGACCTTGGTGGCCCGAAGCTCAAGCTCTCTGTGCGCGGCGAAATTCCCGGATACACCATGTATTGGGAAAACGATGAAGATGGCAAAATCGAAGACCTGCTTGTTGATGGCTTCGATTTTGTGTCCCCCGGTGAAGTCGCTCGGGCATCTGATGTTGTTGCAGATATGGATTTGTCGGAGCGCATCAGCCGCTACGTGGGCCGTCGTGAGGATGGCAGCCCGCTGCGCGCATACCTGATGAAGTGCCCCAATGAGCTATGGAAAGCCCGCGAGGCCCGCAGCCAACGGCAGGCCAGCGAGTGGGACAATCAAGTGCACGGCAAGATGAATGCCGACAGCTCTGAAGGGCGTTACTCCCCGAAGGGCGTTTCCACTACCTTTGCAACCAATACTTCCATGAAGGAGGCCTTGAATGGCTAACGTTTCGCAACCGAAGGGCTTCGTCCCCTCCCGGTATCTGGATGGCAGCGCCTGGAACGGCGCGACCAACACCTATTACATCCCGCCGACTGACGTCGCGCAGTACAACATCGGCGACCCGGTGAAGACTGTTGCTGGTGGCGATGCCAACGGTATCCCCGCTGTCATCAAGGCTGCTGGTACGGACACTGTGCGCGGAGTCATCATTGGCGTGCAGCTCGCTGGCCTCAACAACCCGTCGATTCAGGGCACCAACCTGGACCTGACGCTCCAGAATATCCCCGCCGCCAAAACCAAGGGCTACTATGTCATGGTCGCCGACGACCCCACAATCTTGTGGGAAGTCCAGGACGATGGCTTGTCGGCTCTGACGGCTACGGCGTGCAACAAGAACGCTTCCTTCACGGTTGCAAACCCGACGGCACCCGGCCAGAACTCGGCATCCGTGCTGACGACTGCCAGTGTGGCCGTGACGTCAACCTTGAACCTCAAGATCGTCGGTCTGGTGCAGAAACCTGACAATGCCTTCGGTGTCTATGCCAAGTGGATCGTGCGCTTCAACCAGCACGAACTCAACGGCGCGACCCCCGGCTACTGATTTTCGGCAACGACAACAACTTCACCCTACTTTAAGGAGAATCTGCTATGGCAGGTCCAGTCAATACCGGTTCCTATCCCAAGGCCCTATGGGAAGGCGTCAAAGCTTGGTGGGACAGTGCGGCCCCTTCCGCACCGCAGTTCGCTGACATGCTCTTCAAGAAAGAGACCAGCACCAAGAACTACGAAGAATACGTGCAGAGCGTCGGCCCTGGCATCGCAGTTGTGAAGCCGGAAGGTCAGCCGATCAGCTATGACGGCATGCAACAAGGCTTCGTGGCTCGTGGTACCAATGTCGCATATGGCTTGGGCATCATCACGACCCATGAAGAGCTGAAGGACAACCTGTATGTCAAGCTCACCAAGAACCGCACGCAAAAGCTGCGCCGCGCATTCGATGAAACCCGCAACATCAATGCGGTGAACATCTACAATCGTGCCTTCAATGCCACCTACACGGGCGCCGATGGCGTGAGCTTGCTGAACGTGGCCCACCCGAACTTCAGCGGCGGCACATGGCAGAACACTCTGTCGGTGGCGTCGGCATTGTCGCAGGCTGCAGTCGAAGACATGCTCATCCTGATGATGCAGGCCAAGGACGACAAGGGCTACATCGAGCCGCTGATGGGTGACAAGCTGGTTGTGCATCCGTACAACTTCTTCAATGCGACCCGCATTCTGAAGACTCCGCAGCAAGTCGGCACCAATAACAACGACATCAATGTCATCAACGCACAAACGTTGCTGTCCGGTGGTCTGGTGTCGTGCCCGTACCTGACTGCAACCGGCCCCTGGTTCATCACCACCGGGATTCAAGACGGCATGGTGTGGCAAGAGCGCGAAGCCTTGGACATCTGGGAAGACAACGACGCAGATACCCGCAACTTCAAGGTTGGGGCGTATGAGCGGTATGTGTTCCTGTGGGTCAACCCGCGCGGTCTGTACGGCTCGAATGCGGCCTGATTGATTGGCTAGTGTTAATCCCTCATATTACAAATTAGTAATGCGAGGGATTAACCGGACATATCCTTGTATCTGAAGGAATACTATGGCTTACGACAATACCCCGACCACGCGCATGCCAATGGGGCTGACCAATGCCGCGCCGTGGCAGACGATGGCAGCGGCGGGCATCCCGGACCCGACCTGGGCGCATGTGTATCATAACGACTTTGACACGTATCTGGCGAGTGACTGGACAGTCACTCTTGTCGGTACTGGTACGGCGGCACTGACCGCCGGCGACGGCGGCCGCTTGCTTGTCACAACAACTGCCGCCTCCGCCGATGCCGTCTACCACCAGCTGACGCAGGCGACCTTCGCCCCATTGATCAATGAAGACACGTTCTTCAAGTTCTCCGGCCAGATCTCCGACACGGTTACCACACGATTTCACTGCGGCCTATCCATTGTCAATGCATTTCCACCGACGGCTAATAATGCTGTAGTTGTGTACAAGAATTCTGGCACTGCAGTGCCTAGCTTGTATGTCAACGTTGCTGGGGTCATTACCATCACCGCCTTCCCCTCGACGGCTGTGATTACTGCTGGCGTGGATTTTGAAATTGGCATTCATATTGACTATCTTGGTAATATCGAAGCCTTTTTCAACCCAGGCACAGGCGGCGGCGCTGCTCAGTCCACGACCCTGCAGCGCGGAGCGCAAATCCGAGTGCCCAATGCCGGTTTGGCGCAAGTCCCGATGTCTCCGTCTTTTGGCATCAGCACCACAGCCACAGCCGCGAAGACCATGCAAGTGGATTATGTTACTGCAGTCCGTCATCGCTAACCTTCAAGGATCTGTATGGCCAATTCACTAACCACGCAGATCCTTGTCGATGGCCCTCGCAATGCTGTCGTCAAGGCTACCGCGATCTTGGACACGTCAGATCTGGCCGAGACTGCCATTGTCGTCCCGGCGAGTTTCTTCCGCGTACCACCACTGTTCGTGATCGAGCATGTTGACTACAGCATTTCCGATCAGCTGGAACTGCAATTGCTGTGGGCAGGCTCCCCTTCGACATTGATCATGCCTTTGGCTGGTCGCGGTCGCATGTCATTTGTTGATTTCGGCGGGCTGGTCAACAACGCAGCCGCTCCGACAGGTGCGATCAATGTTAAAACCACTGGCTGGTCCTCCGGCATTCAAGTTTTCACTCTCATCCTTGAGCTTTTGAAGAAAGGCTTGTAGAATGGCTACGAAACTCAAAACACCACCGGCACCGCAGCCTCCGAAGCGCGTTCACGCTGACCTCAGGCGCATGGGGCAGCTCATGAACTCGGGGCTGGCGAAGGAATCTTCCAAAACCCCCAAGAGGGCTAGCGGAAAGAAATAATCAAAGGGGCTTCGGCCCCTTTCTTGTATTGCGAAGGGATACGGCATGAGCACCAGTGGAACATATACGTTTATGATGACTGCAGATAGCGTCATCACGGCGGCACTGCGGTCAACGGGGAGGTTTGGGGCGGCGGATGCAATCCCGGCAGATGACAAGGCGAACTGCCAGCAGGCACTGAACATCATCATCAAGAATCTGGCACGGAACCAGAAACCGCTGTGGTGCAAGCAACGAGTCGCAATCCCTTTACTGGCGGCTCAGGCTACCTACAACCTCAGCACTGCCGCGGGGATGACACTGCCGCCGCGGATTCTGTTCGCATTCATTCGAGATTCTGTCGGTAATGACACTACTCTGTCAATTACCAGCCGCGATGACTACAACACCCTGGGGCAAAAATCGGCTCCTGGGGTTCCTAATCAAATCTGGTACGACCCACAGCTCTCCGGCGGCATCATCACAGTCTACAATGTCCCGTCTGACGGTACGCATACAATGTATGTGGATATCCAGCGGCAGATGCAAGACATCAATCTGCTGACGGATGACCTGGACATTCCGCAGGAAGGCTACCACCTGCTCAAGTGGATGCTGTGCGATGAACTCGCACCGGAGTATCTGGTGCCGATGGACGCGCGCCAGGACATCACTCGCCGGGCCAAAGCCGCATATGAGGACTTCTTTGCCGACGAGCGGGAAGAAACCAGTACGTACTTCACCCCTTCGGAACGGAAGATGTAACCATGGCTGAGGCACATGATCGGATTATCCGAGTTCCGCTGACGGTGAAGTTCAATTGCCGCAGCGCGGACTTGACACAGGATTCGCTAGCGGTTAATGTTTTCAATGAAACAGATGGGCAACAAGCTGTTGCAGTGAAACGGCCTGGATTGTACGGGAAGTATACGTATGATGTCCCAATGACAAATACGGCTGCGGCTTCCCCAATCACTTATACCACAACAAAAGGCCAAGGGCTAATCCAAATCGGAAAATGGCTGTATGCTCTTGCGAACGACAATATTATTGGCCTGACCGTTCCTGGTGGGATTACCCCAATCCCGTTGCCCATGCATAACAGCGGTGGGGATGTGGACTTGCCGCAGCAACGGTTTTTCATTCTGCAAGGCTCAGCTGCTCCTGTGTCTGGTGCTGGTGGTTCTGGTACCGGTGCCTTGCTGGTGTCCCGATATGGGCTTTATGTTGCAGCCCCCGCGGGCACAGGTATTCCGACAGTGACCTGGACAGGCCCGGCGCAATCCTTCCTGTCACCTGATCGCTACACGCCGGGGGCAGTGGAGCTTGATGGCACTTACTATGTTATGTCTTGGGATGGGACGATTTATGGCAGTGCCCTGCAAGACCCGCTCACATGGCCTGCGCTGGCTTTTGTGCAAGGTGATACTTCCTTCGGTCTCGGACGGGGGCTGTACCGGCATCTGAATTATGTAGCTGCTTGGCAGGAGAAATGCCTCACCCTGTATTACGATGCCGGGACGGCTACCGGCATTAAACTATTACCAGTTTCCAACGGCTCCTACAATGTGGGTTGCGCGACTTGGCAAAGCATCGTAACACTGGAAAACAATACTTACTTCATGGGGCAGTCCGGAACTGCCGGGAGAACGATTCAGGTACTCAGTGGGCTGCAGTTGGTCCCGGTGTCCACACCAGAAGTTGAACGTGTGCTGAATGATGATGATTTGGTGGAGGTGTATGCGCAGGGCATTCGAGTAGCAGGGCATAGTTTTTATGTACTGTCGCTCGTGGATAGTGCAATTACTCTTGTATATGATGCTACCAGAAACGAATGGAATATCTGGACTCAAGCGACAAACCCTGCCGGCGGGAATGAAATCATCATGCAATTGGTCAGCCAAGTGTCTTTTGGTGGGCAGGATTTGTTCTGTAACCTCAACGGCGGGATTGCATATGGGATTTCCCCTTCACAAGGCACCGATGATGGTGCCGCGATCAACTGCCGCATCCGTACCGATACCTTCAATTGGGGGAATCAACGGACAAAGTTCATCGCGGCAACCTATCTGCTGGCGGATACTGTTCCGGCAACGGCACAATTACGCTACAGCAATGACGATTACCAAACCTGGTCAGCCTACCAGACAGTTGCCCTTTCCAATTCCAAGAAGCAACTTATCCGTTGCGGAAGTACTGTTGAACGCGCGTGGGAACTCTGGTACACTGGCGGTTATCCAATGCGGTTTTATGAGCTAGAGGTTGAGGTCAGTCTCGGTTCACTCTAAGGAACGATCATGGAATTTCCTGGAAGCTTTCAAGATGCGTACATTCCGAAAGAAGCGGATTATCCGTCACTGCTGACACATTTTGGTGGGGTGCTTTACAGCAAAGTCCGACTGGCGCCCGGAAAGGGAAGCCTGCTGCCGACCTCACCCGAAGATCAAATGGTGTACCTCCTGTCCGGGGCTATGGAGCTGACCTGCGAAGGTGACGTTGCCGTGATGGCCGATCCTGGAGTTGCCTACCCATTGTATGCCAGAAAGCACGCGGCCGTGAGGGCCTTGGCTGGCGGTGTGGTGTATCTAGTAGTCGGATCATCGGCTGTATGATGTTTGAGGGTAAAGCCCTCATATTACAAATTAGTAATGCCCTCAATCTATGACAGAGCTACACGTTACCTGCGAACTCCGTGATGTTGCCTATCTCCGGGATGTGCTGACCCCGAAGTTTGCAGAAGCCCACTGGGAAGAAGTCAGCAGCAACAAGCACTACCAAGTTGACCTCAATTGGCCGGTGTATGAGCATCTGCAGTCCCTCAACCGCCTTCGTATTCAGGTTCTTTTTGTCAACGGCGAGCCCGAAGGCTACTTCGTCTCTGTTTTGGCAGAGCATATGCACTACCGCACCATGCTACAATGCGTCACAGATCTTTTCTATATCTCCCAGCCATACCGCGCCCACTATACCCTGCGCCTCTTCCGGTTCATGGAACAGGTCGCACGTGAGTCCGGCGCTGTGCGTGTCAATATCACGTACAAAGTCTACAAGGCCCTTGCGCCTATCATGAAACGACTTGGCTACACACCGTTGGAAATTGTAGCGGTCAAACATCTGGAGTAATTATGGCAGGAACTCTTATCTCTGCGGGTACAAGCGTCCTGGGAAGCGTAGCTGGCAGTGCTGTGTCTAGCATCTTCGGGGGAAGTTCCGCAAGCGACGCCACAACAGCTGCAGCTACAGCGGCCGACCCCTTCGCTTCCCAACGTGCTCAGTACCAGCCTATGCTTCAACAGCTGGTCACAAATCCGAATTCTGTTCTGGATACGGCAGAGTCAAAGTACCTGCAAGAGCAAGGGATGAATTCTGTCAATGCCGGAGCCGGCGCCAGTGGTATGCTCAATTCGGGCAACAGGCTGCTGGCTCTACAAAAGGAAGGGCAGGGACTAGCCGCTACGACATATCAGCAGCAATTCAACAACCTCGCCACACTTTCGGGGGCTACGAGCGGCTCTTCTGCCACTTCCGCGCAGATACTTGCTAATCAGGCTTCCTCCCAAGCTTCCGGTGCCAGCGCACTCGGCGGAAGTATCGGCAATCTGATAACCTCAGGCCTTAATACAGCAGCCAACTCACTTGGCCAAACGCAAGAAGACACCTTCTTTGGCAGCTAAGGAACTCCCATGACTTCATTTTTCGAAAATGTGCTGGCAAATACCGGGAGAACCTTCCAGTCTGGATTGGATGTAAAACAGCAGCAGCTTACTATTGCTGAACATGAAGAAGGCCTGCGACTGAAAAAGCAGCAGGAGCAAATGAATACGATGCTCATGCAAACGCAGCAAAAGGAACAACAGTATCGGCAGCAATTGGGAGCCGACGTGTCGTCCGGCCTGCGGGAGCTTGGTGCACAGTCCTCTGACATCGCCTCTGTGATCAAGGTCGCTGACAAAGCCGCCCTGAATGCGGCCGCACGCGGTGACTTTGAAGGCATGGCGCTTGCAGAAAAGCTGTCCTCGCAAAAGCAGGTTGAGCTGAAGCAGCAACAGGCTGCACAGATGACTCAAACGCAACAAGCAAAGGAGACACTCGCTGCAACTGCCACTGAGTTCAAGTACAACCCCACACCAGAATCCGCGCAGGCTGTTGTCAAGTCGGCGTTGGCTGCTGGTGTGCCGATAGCCCAAATCCCGCTTACGTCTGATCCGAAGTTTGGTGCGTGGGCAGCCAGTCAAACCACAGCGGGCATGGACTCGAAGTCTCGCGCACAGTTGGCGGAGAAGGCTAAAGAGCACGAGCAAGCCCTGGAAGAAAAGAAAAGGGAATTTCAGGAACGACAGGCCGATCGTCGGGAGGCCCAACGTGACCGGGCTATGTTTCAGCAGGGAATGCTTGAGGTTGCAAAGGAACGTGCAGATGCTGCCAAAGAGCGAGCCGCAAAGGCGGGCACCGACAGCGGTATGGGCAAGGCCGAACGCTCCATTGTCAGTGGCATTGTAGGCTCCGCCGGAGAAGCGGTGCGTGGACTGGATTTGATTGCCAAGATGTCAGCGACGGCATCGGCTGGTGTGTTCGCCGGCGTGCATACCGGTAAGGATGTGATTTCTTCCCTGGAACGTGTCGGCACGAACCGAGTGACTTCTGAAGAAAGCCAGATGTACCAAACGGCTACAGCCGGCTTGGGCCTGGAAATCGGCCGCATGCTGACGCTTGGAGGTGGCCGGGGCATCACCCAATCGCAGATCAACGAGTTGCAGAACGTGATCCAAGTTTACCCAGGCGATACCGGGTATACGTCGATGTTCAAGCTCGCCAATGCGGCCTCTTTGGTCCGAAACCGTCTGGAAACCCTACCGGAAAGCCCAGACCCGAAGGTCCGTGCGCAGCAGGAAAAGCTGATGAAAAAGCTGGAAATCTACCCCGAGCCGGAAGAGATTTTGGCCTCTGCCCGGAAGAAAGGCATTGATACAAAAACAATGCTGAAAACCTATGCCGATATGGGTGCCGCAATGTCAGCTGCAGCTGCTGCAAAAACTCCAGCCGCAGCGGCTTCCGGTGGCACATCCATTGGTGATGGCTGGTCTGTCAAGGAACATTGATGCCTACTTTTACTTTCACCTCCCCTGAAGGCAAGACCTATGACATCACGGGTCCGGAGGGCTCCACAAAAGAGCAGGCGTTTCAGAAGCTGCAGCAGCAACTCGGCAGTCAGAAAGCCAAAGAGCCTGCGGCAAAGCCTGTGTCCGGTGTGGAAGCCATTCCTGGTGCGACGCAAGATCATCAGCCAATCCCTGGCGTTGAAGGGGCTAAAGCTATCGCATCATCAACGGGACTTGGCGCTGTCTTGGGCGCCGCAAGCCCTGAGATTGTCTCTGGTGTTGGCGCGGCTATGGGGTTTATTCCTGGCCTGCAGCCAGCCGCTCCGTATGTGTTTGGCATCGGCCGTGCGATGCGCGTCGAGCGGACTGCAATGGCTTTGGCCGGTGCGGTCAGTGGTGCCGTTTCGGAAACTGCCGGGCAAGCAACTGAAGCCCTTGGTGGATCAGAAGAGACAGCGAACAAAGTCCGATTTGCTGCCGGTCTGGGGTCGCCATTGGTGGGCCCGGTTGCGAAAGCTATCATAGCACCGTTTGTGCCCAAGGCCGCGAAGACTGCCTGGGGTGCGGTGCAGGCTCTGGCTGGGCAAGAAGGCAAGGCGACGGCAGCAGCTATTGCGCAGGCAAAAGGCAAGCTGTCATCGGATGCGCTGTCGACAGCTCCACAATTGGATTTGCATGTGGCCCTGAAGCAGGGGGTTGATGCGGATATTAAAGCTGCAGACATGGCTGCCGGGAAAGTGCTGTCGGATGCGCATGCGCAGGCGGCAAAAATCGCGGCTACGGATGGGAAAGCGGCGGAGCAATTGATCACTGAGGCAAAGCAAAAGGCTGAAGCTCTTCGGAATCAGGCTGCCGTGCGCGCGGCTGTGCTGGATAAGGCTACTGCAGGGCAACTCGAACGCGCCGAGCGTGTGAGCAAGCAAGCCGAAGGCGCATTGCACAAGATCGGGCAGCCGCAGGAAGTCTCTGACATCGGCAAAAGCATTCGCGGAAAGGTCACTGCGGAACAAAACGCCGCACTGCAGGCACGCGATCAGCAATTTCAGGCACTGAAGACGCAGCGTGATGCCGTGGTGCAGCAAAAGGAAGCCTCCGGGAAGTTCGTGGACCAAGAGCCGGCGATGAAGGAGCTGAAGGAAGAGCTGTCACGGAAGCTCTTAAACACCAAGTCCGGGAGAGCTGCGGCACAAGGGAAGGCTGAAGCCACGGAGTCTGGAGTTGTTGGGGCGTATCAGAAGGTCTATGACGCCGTAGCCAATCGCCGCGTACAGACTGGTGTCAATGCCGATGGCAATCCGACATATGAGACCTTCAAGACATCATTTGATGCCCTGGATCACGTGCGTCGGAAGCTTGGGCAGGTGGCAAAGGGTGAGGCGGAAGGTTATGAAGCTTTGGGGAAAGGGATTGCGAATGACCTTTACCACAAGATTTCGAAGATTCAAAAGGATTATGTCGGTGGCGATCTGCAATCACGGCTGCAGGGGGTGTATCGGGAAGGCAGTGGATCGCTGACGAAGTTTGAAACAGCGACAGGAAAGAAGCTCACGGCGGTTGACCGTGTGGACCCGGAGGTGTTTTCGAAGGATCCTGCGGCAATTCCGGGGGCTTATTTCAAGTCACAGCAGGGGGTCAAGGATTTGCTGGAGCTGACAGGCGAGCCGGGGTTGGTGCATCAGGCGGCGGAATCGTATACGGCTCGGCAATTGGCCGGCCGGAATGCCAAACAGGTCCAGGATTGGGCCTCGAATCCGCAGCAAACGGACTGGATGCGGGAGGTTCCCGGTCTGCAGCAGAAAGTGAAGGCATATGCGACGGAACTTGAGCGGATTGAGAAGTACGAGGCGTCAGCGCAAGGCCGAGTTAAGGCAGTGCAGGATGCAAAAGGGAAGATGCTCGGAGGGCTCAAGGGCGAGCAAGAAAAGGTTATGGCTCGGGCCTATGATTCGGCTGGTAAGATGGCTGAGGAATCAGCAAAGGCAAGGGGTGTAGCCATTGCGGATGGGACGAAGGCTGCCGCGGCACTGAAAGAGTCAGCGGAAAAGCAAGCCAAATCTGTGATTGCCGGTGGCGCTGCGCCTGCAGATGTGCGAAAGCTGTTGACAGACACGGATGTGAATGGGCTACGGTATGCGGCGAAGTACATTTCTGGAAGTCCCGGCGGGCAGAAGGCACTGGAAGGAAGTGTTCGGAACATTCTGGCGCAGGAAAGTCCACAGGGAATTCAAAAACTGTGGAACGAGCGGTTGCATGTAGTGATGAAGGAAACGCATATGCTGCCGCCAAAGGTGCTGGAGAAGCTGGATGCGGATGTGCAGCGGGTGCTGCGGTCCGGGGTGCCACCGGATGAAAAGAAAAAGACGATTGGGAAGATTGTGGCAGGTGCGATTGCGACCGGCGGAAGGGGTGGCGCGGCTGCTGTTACTGATGCTGTAACCGGTCGGAAATCGCGGGATGAGGGTTGATTGAGGGCATTACTAATTTGTAATATGAGGGATTAACGATTGGTGATGGCGGGGAGTGTCGGGGTTGAGGGAATGCCATTTCCCGGCCCACGATGCCTCCGCCATTCGATTTTCCGGCCGAACATTGGCGAGGGTGCCACCGCAAAAACAAACGCAACCACGGCCCGTTTAATCGATATAGCCAAAACCTATCGAGCCAATAGCAAAAAACTAATTGACCGACCATTTGATTTTTGGGTACAATGAATCTGCGACCTCGGGGGAGCTAATACAATACCGGAACGCGGTTGTTGTGGGTTGAGGTTTTCCGGCTCGCGCGGGTAGTTAGAGGTTGTAGTTATAGCTATAGCTTGTAGCTGTTGTTATAGCTAGTAGCTACTCCACATAATCCGCCGTTTTCCCATAGATTGCCCGGATTACTAATTTGTAATATGAGGGATTAACCCCCTCGCCGCCCCCCGCGCGCTATAGTTACTAGCTATAGCAAGTAGTTACAGCAGTAGCTACAGCTTCTAACAGCTCCCCCTTCCCCTTGCTTTCCCCTACAATCCGCCTATGCGCACGCGCGAGGGCTGTAGTTACAGGTTATAGCTACAGGTTATAACTACTAGCTGTAGCCTGTAACAGACGGTCAATTGCAGTAGCTAGGGCCTGTAGTTGTAGTTATAACCTGTAGCCGCCTCGGTATGGTGGCCCTCCGCTAACGCGGCGCCCTTTTAACAGGAAAAGCAGAGTGAAAATCCTCCTAATCGATGCCATCCATTCCTTTGTGGACTTTGCTCTGCGTTGTGAAGCCGCCGGCCATGAGGTGCGGGTGTTCATGGGGCCAGCTCCAAAGGGCAATCCACACCATTGCGCCGGGGATGGGATGATCCATAAAGTCAAGTCCTGGCAGCCGCACATGGATTGGGCGGACTTGATTGTCCTTAGTGATAACACCAAATACTTGCCGGAACTTGAAGGCTACCGCAACCGGGGCTACCCCATCTTCGGTGCGAATCTTGCGGTTGCCAAGTGGGAATTGGACCGGGATTGTGGGGTGAAGATCCTCGACAGCCACGGGATCACCACAATCCCTTCCATTTTGTTCAAGAAATTCCAGGAAGGCATCGACCATCTGCTCCAAAACCCGGGCAAGCGCTACGTCTGCAAGCCTTTGGGTGACGCGGACCGTGCGCTATCTTATGTCTCCAAGAGCAGCCGCGATCTTCTATTCATGCTTCAGGAGTGGAAGCGCACGCAAAAGCCCAATTCCTTCTTGTTTCAGGAGTTCATTCCCGGAATTGAAATGGCTGTCGGCGGCTGGATGGGCCGCAATGGCTTTTCCTCTTATGTATTGGAAAATTTCGAGTTCAAAAAGCTCATGCCCGGCGACATCGGTGTCAATACAGGGGAAATGGGCACGGTAATGAAGTATTGCCGGCAGGAGGATTCCCTTCTGGCACAGCGTGTGCTACTCCCGTTGGAGGCGGAACTCATTCGCAGTGGCTACACCGGCTATATTGATGTTGCTGTAATGATTGACAAAAAGGGCAACCCGTGGCCACTGGAGTTCACTTCCCGACCCGGATGGCCGCTGTTCCAGATTCAGCAAATCCTGCACCCCGATCCGGCGCAATGGATGCTGGACTTGCTGCAGGGGCGCGATAGCTTCAGCCCGTATTGTGATGTTGCAGCCGGTGTGGTGCTGGCGGTCCCGGACTTCCCTTATAATGAGCGCAACCGGGATGAATGCTGTGGCTTCCCAGTATGGGGGATCACCGATAAGAACCGCTACTTCCTGCACCCTTGCGAAATGCAAATGGGTGAGGCACCGGAACTCGAAGGTGGAAAGCTAAAGCAATCCCCTATTATGGTATCTGCCGGTAGCTACATGATGGTTGCAAGCGGCTGCGGGGAGACTGTCGCTGATGCGGCCGCGTGTGCATATGCTACGGTGAAGAGCCTGGAAATGGCGAACAGCCCGATTTACCGGAATGACATCGGCGGGCGGCTGGAAGAGCAGTTGCCAGAGCTGCAGGCTATGGGTTATGCTACTTCCTGGAGTTCCTGACTATGGCAAAGGCCACGCTGTCACCTGTCCCACCGCTGACCCAGGCTGGATTTTCTGCGGATTCGTTTCAGCGATGGCTTGAGGTTCTGCGGACCGCAGTGCTGACGATTCAGTCACTGCAGGACTTGTATGGTGCAAGCTCGGCTCCGCAGGTTGTAACTACTACTTCTGGCGGCCCCGTGCAGTTCAAAGAAGGCGCCGCCACAGATTTGGTGGATGTGGTTGAAGTCTTGAATCTTGCCGGTGCAGTTGTGTGTCGGATCACGGGGCAGGGTATTGTCAGCCGCTCCGGGGCGACAGCCACGCGCCCGGCAACCCCACCGGATGGCCTGATGTTCTTCGACACTACCCTCAAAAAGCCCTTGTGGGCACTGGCGTCAGCCGGTACGGGGTGGGTGGACGCCACCGGTGCAGCGGTTTAATGGTTAATCCCTCATATTACAAATTAGTATTCCCCTCAATTTTCCATTGTGAAATCTAGGAGCCATCAGTGGGCGCTCAAAACTACTACGCTTCCGGTCAATGGGACTTCTACTGTGACCTGTGCGGTAAAAAATCCAAGTCCTCTAGCGCCGTCCGCACATGGGATAATCGCTACGTCTGCCGGCACCACAAGGAAGTCCGCAACCCGCAAGACTTTGTCAAGGGCATTGCGGATGATCAATCAACCCCCTGGTCGCGCCCTGGCTCCGCAGACACCTTCGCCCCTTCCGACGGAGAAGCCATCCGCGACACTTATGGTGACGTAATCGTCGATACCAGTCTCTCTCCTATTTTTGACATCGGTTCCTAAGGAATTAGCATGGCGCAGCAGGGAAAATACCCAATTGGCAGCCGCACACTTGCGGGAACTGACACTCTGACAGGCGTAGTGGCAGGGGCTACGGCAGACCTTCCGGTAAGTCAGTTGACTACCTTCATTGCTGGACCAGCCTCTACGCTGGTGCAGTCCCTAGCCTCCTACACCAATTCCGTTCAAGGGGCGGGGCAGCTGGGGTATGCACCGGACCTGGCATACCCCATACATACAGTCGGGGCCGCCCTTCGCCTACGGCTTCACCTCCGCATGTGGTCGGCGTTTGTAGGGGATGGTACTACAGATGACTCTGGTGTTGTGCAGACAGCCCTTAACTATATCTCAGCTCAGGGGGGTGGTACCCTGATGGCTAATGGATGCAAGATTGGGCTTGGGGCCAAGATCACCATTCCTACAAATGTGCGCTTTGAAGGTGACTCTTGGCTCCCCGACCCCGCGAACCTCAACACCATTAACGGCACAGCCTTGTGGATTAATTGGGGGGCAGGGGCTGATAATCATGCTGTTGAGCTTTCCTACAGCTCCGGGATTGAGGGCTTTACAATCTACTACCCAGGGCAGGTGACCAAGACTGCCGCAACTCCTACTGCATATGGATATAGTTTGAGCACACCAACAGCTGCCGGTATTTATGACAATATCCATGTGAAAAACATGACATTGTATAATTCCTATAAGGGGCTTCGGCTGAATAATGCTGGTAGGTGGCGCGTGGAGGGTCTCCAGGGAGATCCCCTGTTTATGGGATTCACCTCTGACGGCTGTGCCGACGTTTGCTATATGGATGGGGTGCACTTTTGGAACTTCTACACGCAGTCAGCGGCTTTGGAGACTTGGGTAGCCGCCAATGCAACTGCTTTTGAGTTCTACAGGATAGACCAACTGTTAGGCAGTCGTTTGTTTGCTTGGAATCGAAATATAGCCTATCACTTCAGGGACAGCTTTTGGGGAGAGATTTCCGGCCTGTTGGCAGACAAAGCAAACTACCCGATTATTATTGACAATGCGTCACAGTTGTCTCTTTCAGACTTCACTTTAATCGGTAGTGGTCGTGTTGGCCCGGCTATCTGGGGTAAGTCAATCTCCTCTCCGGCCCGATTCTCCAATGGCAGAATTACGGATGCGGGGTCTGTAGGGGCCCAAATAGATGCTGGGACTGCGTACCTGTTTGATAATGTTGCGTTCGACTGCCCGCATTCGGCAGTAGTAAATTTGTCTACAACCACAGAAGTGCGCCTCAGCAGTACCTGTCGGTGGCAGGTACCTCCGTTTGGGACTTGGAACACATTGGTATCGGGAATCCGACTTCCGCAGAGAGACACGTTTATCGCACTCCCGACCCCCACCACCGGGGGAGGGGCTTCTGCTGTGACTGGTGGATATAGATTTCCTTTGAGTGCTGTGGCTAATCCGACAGTTTACTGGGATGTGACCACTATTCTGCAAAGATGTGGCCCTTATGTCCTGGAGTTCGACTTGACGGTAAATGGAACGCCATCAACTACTTGGTACTTCCAATTTTCAGTGGCAAAAGATGTTGGGACAAGCCTACTCGTGTCTTACCAACCTTCGGCCCCTCTGGCCTTGAATGTTGGAGCTGTTACTCGACGTATCAGAATTCCATTTTTTGCTAATTATGCTCAGTACAAAACTGTCATGCGCATTTATACGCCTGTTACAGTAGCCATGGCTGGTGCCTCTATTGATGTGACCAATATCTCCCTCTATGAGCAGGCTAGTGTTAATCTAACAGATTCCCAAGTAGGGATGTTGCTACAAGCTGGCTTTGGGTTGGACCCCTATGGTAAAGGGCAGACACTGAGCAGTAAGGGCAAGGCTCGGCGGATTATTACGGAACCTGAAGCTGGGGTCGGGCGGACAGGCGCAACCCCGACGGCAGGTACCTGGGCCGTTGGCGATGAGATTTTGTTGGATACACCAACTGCGGGGGCGTCTCCAGGAGTCGTATGTACGACTGCTGGTACCTATGGGGGCGTGGCACCAGTGTTTAAGGCACTTCCTAATCTTGCGGCATAAACTCTTCTCTATACCCAAACTATGCGTAAAATTATTGCTTCCGCCCTCCGCAAACTTGCTGCCTGGGTTGATCCGGCAGTGGCGACTACACCACTGCCGCCGATTAGTCTGGCTGGGGGTGGTGGCCCAGGGGAAGAGGCGAAATGAGGTTAGCCATAGCCCTTCTTCTGATCGTGGCTGGTGTGCATTTCGGCTATGAACTGATTGCACTTTGCTATAGTCAACGGGACTCGGCCGCAAAAGCCTGGTTTTACATGCTCCGTGGGTTAGGTGGTACGGCCTTGTTTGGAATTGTTGCCTCTTTGTGCCGGCGCCGCGCGGTGTTAGCTGTGTGTATGATGGGGATGTTTGAGGAAGGTATGACTACGGCCTGCAGAGCCTCTAAGCCAATAGGCGGTGTACTTGGTTACGAGCCTTTTGCCGGGTTGTGCGGTCCAGAGTGGTATCAACTAGGACTTGCCCTTCTAGGGCTTATTTCTCTCGGAATTCTTTACGAGCTTGGGAGGCTCTGTGGAAAAAAGTGACTTGGATGCAATTGAGCTGTCTGTAGCTATGGGTGTGCAAAGGGCAATTGCCGACCCCAAGACCTGGGAGGCGGGATTTGTGGCCATGAAGTCGCATCTGCTGGATGCGGCACAGGAAGAGTCTGGGAAGTGGCTGATTGGATGGATCGGGTGGCTGCTCAAGAAAGTGGCCTTGTGGTTTGCTGTGCTGGCGGTGCTGTATTATACCGGCGGACTGCCAGCTGTCATGGCATGGATGAAGGCAAAGTAAATGAACTTCGAGCAAGCATTTGAGGAGCTGATCCTTAATGAGGGTGGGTACAGTAACCACCAAAAAGATCCTGGCGGGAAGACCATGTATGGGGTTACGGAAGCTGTGGCCAGAGAAGTCGGCTATCGTGGGGATATGAAAGATCTGCCACTGGAGTTGTCGAAGAGGATTGCAAAGGAACGGTACTGGACTCCGGCAGGATGCGAAGACTGGCCAGCTGCGATTAGGTTTGATGTTTTTGATGTTGCTTACAACAGCGGTGTGAGAACAGCAATCAAGATGGTGCAGAAGGCTGCGTTTGCGGAAGCCGATGGCAGCATCGGGCCGAAGACCAAAATGGCTGTAGCATCGACTGAGCCGTTGACGTTGCTGGCCCGGATTGAGGGTGCGAGGTTGAGGTATCTGACGGACCTGCCAACATGGGATACCTTTGGCCGTGGCTGGGCAAGAAGGATTGCCAATAACCTGACGAGGACTGAATTATGAGCATTTCAGGGCTGGGCGAGATTGCCGATCTGGCGGGCAAGGCGATTGACAAGCTGTGGCCTGATAAGAGCGAGCAGGAAAAGCAACAGCTTGCGGCTGCTGTGGCCTTGGTGCAGGGGCAACTGGAGGTTAACAAAGCAGAAGCCGCGAGCCCCAATGCTTTCACCAGCAGCTGGCGCCCAGCAATTGGCTGGGTGTGCGCGTTGGCTCTACTGTTTCAGTATGTGCTGCGTCCGACAGTGCAATGGGTCGGGATTGTGTCTGGGCATCAGCTGCCATTGCTGCCTGGGATTGACGACAACCTGTGGCAGCTGATGCTCGGGATGTTGGGGCTTGGCGGGCTGCGGACTTACGAGAAGGCTAAGGGTGTTGCATAGGGTATGTTAAGCCCTCATATTACAAATTAGTAATCCGCGCGGTTTATACGCCGTTTTAATGGCCGGGGGTAGCCTAACCCCTCACGCGCAAAAACAAATGCAATGCGCCCCCAATTCCGTGATGAATTGGGGGCGCATTTTTCATGGGTAATTGCCTACCCGTGCCGGGCAACCCAATCACGCCACCGCCAGTAAGATTCCTGCGGGGTCCGCCCGAATCCGCGCTCCCAGCCTTGATGCCAGCTGTAGCACACCCAAGTGCCTTTGCGTATGAGCTGGATGCGCGGCTTGTTCCTGCTTGGTATGTCTATTTTCATCTGCAATCTCCCCAAGATTTTGTTGAAGATGCAATCCCAACAGGGATCACCAGTGGCTCATCATACGGCAATGGGATAGCACATTCCTCTTGAATCCTGCGCAGTGCCCAATCACCAAGGTGCGTGTCAAATTGGCCGACCAGGGAATCGTGGACTTGGATGAGCACTTCCACTTCCGGCAGGTTATCCTCCAATGCCACATAACCACGGTTGATCAGGCACGCGACAGTTGACTGTGGAATCCACGCTACAGCTTGATTAAAGCTGGTGCCTTCGATGCGGTCGAAAAAGTAAGTCCGATAGCCGAAAACATTTTCGACATACTTTCTTTTTTCCACCTGGAGTTTGATTTCCTCTTGCCACTTTTTGATCTCCGGGCACAGTCCGAAGTACCATTTCTGGATACGCTCGGTTTCATGGACTAGCAAGCCAATCCGCGGTGCGATACCATCTGCGGTGCCCAGGTAATTCGTGCCATGGCAAAGGCTCTTGAACCTCCCATACTCCCGTGGGTGTGAGTTCTTGTCCATGTTCTGATTGTGGTAGTACTCCTTCATCACTTCAATATATGGCTTCCGCTTTTGCCGGAACTGCTCCTTCATCCATTGGCAATCAGACTCCCAAGACACAATCCGCAAGTCCGCACTGTCCAGGTCAATATCGAACATGGTCTTGCCCTGGTCCGGGATGTACAAATTCCGCACATTCGGTAACTCCAGCGCGTCTTCCCCTTCACCTTCCCCGCCCTTGGGGATGTTCTGCATGTTCAGTCCGCTGCCGAATGCGTTCTTGGTGCTGGAGAAGCGATAGGTTTCCGTCCCGCACACGTTGAAGCTAGTTCTGATTCTGCCGTCAACATCGAGGCGCGCAAGCACAAACGTGGAGTGGAACACGCCGAGGCTCCGCAGTTCCGCGATCTTGCGGGTAACTGGAAGTAAGATCGGCTCACGGCTAGCAATTTTTCTGAGGGCTTCATCATCACAGGAAACGGATTTGGATTTGCGGTTGATGACTTCTTTCTGACCCATCTGGTGGTAGAAGAAGTCTTGCATTTGCTTGGGGGACCGGATGTTGAGTTCCTGACCGGTTACATCTTTGAGCCACTGTTCGCGGGTTGCGACTTCATCTTGCAGGGTCAGGGACAATTGGGCTTGGGCTTCATTGTCGATTCGCACACCACGATTCATGCTGTTGAGGACGGCAGTTCGGAGACGTTGCTGGAACTTGTTGACCTCTTCCATACCCAAGGCTTTGATAACCTTGTTGAGTTCGTGGTAGCACGCCAGAGTGCGGGCGCTGTCGGTACAGTTATAGCGCCAGTATTGATCCTCGCCTTCGCCCTTGGGGCCGTCAGTCCAATTGGTCCGATCATCTTTCCAATACAGATGGTCTTCCAGATACATCGACGACAGGAACGCGAGGTTCTTTTCCAGCATACTGAAACATGAATGGTGCTGGATCATCGTGTCTTCTACGTCAGGGCACAGGAAATGCCAGTGACGGTAGTTGTACTGTTCGTCATAGTTCCAGTTTTGGCCGATGACCTTCACGATGCGCATGAGCTGCAGCATCATCCCGACGAGTTCGGTTTCCTCCTCCAATGACCAGTAGCCTTCGGGATTGTGCTGACACATCAAAGGAATGCAGATCGCGTCGAGGCTGGACCACGCAAAGGCTATGCAGGCTGTGTGCCCGGCACGAGTTTCAATGTCAGTGCCAATTGGCATGCGCTCGCCATGGGACAACTGATAATTGCTAGCTGTTGTGATGAGCATTTGCAGTCCGACAACAGCCTGCTCAAACGTCGGCCGCACCAGGAAATTATACGGCGGGCGTTCAACCCGTGGCTTGCCAATATGGCGTTTGACCCTCTTGAGGTCATGCACCATTATTGGCCGCAGGTAGTACTGAGCCATCAGCATCCCAGGGCCATAGGTCGGGATGACTTTCAGGCCTGGGATGAGAGTGGACTCCATGATGCTGGAACGCCAATTGCCCACACCCCACTGACCAGTCAATGCCCACAGAGCGATATTGCCCATTGCGCAGATAACATCAGGTTTGACGAGTTCGATTTCCTGCTTGAGTCGCTCGCGTCCGTCAAGGAGCTGCTGCGTCGCCCACACATCATCGACAAGAAAGTGTTTGCCGGGGATGTGCTTGGCCTTGGATTCTGCCGTGAGTCCGGAGACTGATCCCCCGGGAACTCGATCGTTGACAACAAGTGTGCAATAGCACATAGCCATTGGCAAACTGGCTTCGTTGAGCATCTTGAGAAGCTCGGCTCCGGCAGAAGCGAATGGTGTGTTGCGCAAAAGATCGGACTCTCGGGGGAATTCCCCAACGAGCATGACCTTAGCGTCAGTAGGACCTGTGGATTGGATTGGCATGGGTTATAGCTAGTTTGTGGTGTGGATTATGATCAGGCCATCAGCGACTGCAGTTCTCGTGCCAACGCTACGCCGGCTGCTTCTTGCTGGGGGGTTTGCAAGGCCTTCAGGCGCTCCAGGCACATGGCGTAGTATTCTGCACTCATTTCCAGACCAGTTGCCTTGACCTTAAATGGGTGGGCAGCAGCAAAAATGGTGCCACTTCCGGCAAAGGAGTCCAGCACTGTGTCGCCCGGATGCACACTGCGTCGCAGGAGATCAGTGTAGAGTGCAACGGGCTTCTGAGCGCCGTGCCCCACGCCCGGATCTGCCATTGTGGTAATGACATCGGGGTAAATGGCGGTGGTAGTCTTGCGGCCCTTGATTGCATACAGGATCATTTCCCATTGGCGGCGAGGGCCCTGGTCAGGGAGGGGCACGCGGCCGCTGTTGGGCTTGGTGCAAATAAGGGGTGTGCGGTGGACGTACCAGCCGGCGGATTGCATGAGTTCTTTGAGCTTGTGGTAGTTGTCGAGGTCGCAGAAGACGTAGGCATGGGCTTGGGGCTTGGCAACACGATAGGACAAAGGGCACCATTCGACCATGAGACGTAGCCACGAATCGTAGTCATCCTTGTAGTGGTGTTCGTTGTTGGCGAGCCGCCCACCCCCGCCGTCGCCGAAGGTGTCCGCGCCCATGCCGTAGGGAGGGTCCGTAAGGATGACATCAAATTGGTCATCCTCGCAAGCTTTAAGCCAGGAAAGGCAGTTGACATGATGGGCCTCGTGCGTCTGGGAAGAGAAGGTCTTGCCGACTGTGGCCGCGAGCCGAACGTTCTTTTTCTGTTCTTCAACTCGCTTGAGAATCTTGAATGCTTCGTTAGCATCCTTGGCCTTGGCGACCAGGGGATTGTCCAGATATTTTGCGACGATGATGTCCTTGCGCACGCGATCTTGGTAGGCGCCGTCGCTGCGGCCGTGGACCTCCATTGCTGTGTCGGCGACTGTGTGGATGCGGCCAGCGGCTTGGGCTTGGCGACTGCGGATGGAATGGAGGCGCGCCATTGCGGCACTGCGGTCTTGCCAAGTGAGGTTCTCGCGGATTTCGTTTTCTTCCCACTCCATTTCTTCGGCCTGGAGGTCCGTGAGTTCACCGGCATTTGTGTAGGGGACGTAGCCTTCGGGAATGGGTGTGTTGTTGTAGCGAAGGCTGCCGCCGAGCATCCACATATCCTGGATGGCGCGAATGCGGGTTTCACCGGCCACCAGAACCATGCCGTCGGATTCTTGCCGCAGGACAGGAGGATGCAGCAACTGTCCATTGGCAATAGATTGCTGCAGTTCGCCTTGTTTTGAAGGATCAAATTGCTTACGTTGGCGGTTCTCCCGAATGATGATGTCGCTTACCTTGATGAGTTGCATACAATTTCTGATGGTTGATGTGGAAGAAGAAAACCCCTCGTGCTGCGGCAGGAAGGGTTGGGGATGTCTGGTGGCAGGGTTCTCCGGTCAAATGACGTTCGGGGATTATGGAATGGCGTTTTCAGTGGGAAAGCCCGCACGCGGCGAGCTGAAGGGGGAAAGTTAGGGCTGGTTACGGCGCCGGAACAACTGCCGGAGTGTAGAACCAGTCGGAGGTGTTCTCGCCGGGGATGTGCGCCGGATGGTCTTCGATGGTCGCTTCGGGGATGTTTTCGTAGAAGGCCTGCAGGTGGCTGGTCGGTTCGTGGGCGACAATGTTGGCTGTTCCTTCAAGTCCCAAAGAGACGACATGACCGAATCGGATCGGGGAGTCATAACGGGTGTAGAAGAAAACGGGCTGGCCAATGTAGGGAGTGGTCATGGGGGAGTGTTCCTTGCAGAAGTGGGTGTGAGTGGTTACGTAGACTTGCCCTGGCGATGCTTGCGGCCAGGGCCTTTCTTGGTGAAACTGGGTGACTGATGCCGTCCGGGAGAAGGGCGCCTATAGGAGTCGCCAAGCGTGGGCCAGATGTCACGCAGGGAAGGGTAGCTTGATTTCATGACTTGTCCTGAAAAGGAAAAGGGTCAGGGCGATGTAACCAAGTCGCCACACTGGAATGTCTGAAGCCGTGGCTCAGCGCCTGGTCACCGGACGCCCCATACCACATTCCAGCATACTTCTGACACAAAAGTTTACAGCTTAGCGACGGCCTTCACTTCCGCGAACGTATCCTCGCCGCTCACGCGATGGGACACGCTAACCTTACCGGCAGAACCCGGCAGGCTGTTGAAGGAAAACGCCACATCCGGGTCATTCTTGCCAACGGCTTCACGCAAGCGGCCCAGGCCGACGTTTTTGCCCTCGGCCATGTCGATGCCGCCTTGCGGGGTCAGGTCGAGCATCAGACCTTGCTTCACGCTGACGACATCACGGCCCAGGAGGGCTTTCACGTTACTGTCTTCGATCAGCCAGAAAATGTCGATGGCCACGCCGGATTGCGTGCCGTCCTTGGATTGCCACTGGCGGGGGGCGACCTTTTCGATAATGCCCATGTATTCGCCGATGGGGCAGGGGATGACCTTGGTGGAGTTGGCGCCGGAAACGGAAGCGTCGAGGAAGGATTGAGCATCAAAGGACATGGTAGGCTTTCAAAAAAGAATGGAAAAAGAAAAGTGAATCTTGGGAAAGGAAAGGGCTGGGTGTGGTTAGGATTTCATGGTAGGTTGCCTCGCTGGTTGACTAGCTCGGATTGTGTCCGAGGGTTGATTATATGCGGGATGTTGTGTTTGTCCCACAGTTTGCGGTGGTTTTGGGATAGATTGAGGGGATTACAAATTAGTAATGTGAGGGGTTTACGCGACAAAATCGTCAAACGTTCGCTTCCCGTGCACACTGGCATTTGCAATTGCTACGGCCAGATGACTGGCAATGGAACCTGGGGTACTGTAAAGTTCAAGGAAACTGGCAAGACGGTGGGCCTGTTCAGCGGAAAGCTCGATCCTGACAGGATGGTTGGTGTCAGGGTAGTGCGACTCCCTGTGCAGTGGCAGGACTCTCACAGCACACCCCCACGGCTCTTCCACTTCTCAATAATCGTCCCGAAGTCCGCAGGCAGGCCCTGTGCAATCTTCAGGTTCCGTGTCTTCACATCCGCAATTGCACTGCCAGTGTCCCAAGAGAACTTCGAGCCTTCGCGCACGGTCAGGATCACATCCGAAAACATAGGCGGGAGCTTCGGGGCCAGGGCCTTGCCGAGCGTACTGACCATCAGCTTCACCCCACCAAGAATCGCATCAGTCTCGCGCTCCACATGCGCCAGCAAAATAAAGTGGCAGCGGCAATTATCAGTCCACATGCGCACGATCTTTTCCACTTGATCCTGCGCAATGCCCCAATCAGATTGGTTGCGGACTGGTTTGCCACCCACCACGAGAGACATGGCAGCGCGAGCAAGGCCGGCCATGCCATCCACAGCCAGAGCGCGTGAGGGTGTCCAGGTGTCAACGCAGCCATACTTTTGACCTGTCCTGTCGTCGGGGAAGTTGTTGAGAGCTTCGATGAGTTTGATGAACTGGTTGTGCTTTGAGCGATTCGGGTCCTGGAGTTTGGCCAGGGAATCCAAAGCCATCGTGTTGACTTTGGTGGCGGACTCCAGGAACTCAGTAAAGGAAGCCTTGGGAGCGTCGAGGATATGCCAGTGAACGTTGTCGGGGACGGGTTTGCCCTTGTCGGTGAAGTAGGCCAAGAGGGATTCGAGACCAGGTTCGAGGCCGAGGTAGAAGACTTCGACTCCAGCTTCGGCGAGGGTGGCGAGGGAGTAGGTCTTGCCGGTGCCTGCGGGGCCCATCAAGAGGACATTAGTTCCAGGCAATGTGGATTTTTGGTTAAGCTCGTTGCTCATATCTATCCTTTCCATAAGTTCGTATAAGAGCAGCTCTAACAGCCTGCTTTGAGACACCGAATATCTGTCCGATCTGGGTTAGTCCGAATCCTGCTAGATGGCATTCCCAGGCGTCTTGTGGGTTAAGGACTCTGTTACCATGCGTCCCAGCCACTGCTACATCACGCATGTTTTCTGCATGAGTTCCTGCGAGCAGATGCGAAGGATTTACGCAGCTAGGATTATTGCATATGTGCCTCAGGTAAGGCTGCTGGAGAATGCCCCCATGTATCCAGTAGGACACGTGATGGCTCAGCTTCATACGGCCAAATAACCAGAAACGCCCATACCCGTTAGGATCAGTCGCACCCAACCACAGCCAACAGCCAGGCCCCCTGGAAACGTATTGAAAGAACCTTTCCTGTGCAGAGGCAGATACATTGACTCCGGGAAGGGTGGATTTGGGGAGAGGTTCAGACATTGGTACTGCCTTTCTGTAGTGAAGAGAGTTCTTCGAAGCTATAGCGCTTTGAGCTGTTCTCGAAGTGAAATGGTTTTGGCTGCATGGCCCAGATGATTGCGTGGCACCCCGCCTTCCCAGACCGAGGCCGCAGACGACCAAAGCGGTAGATGATACCTGCGGATTCTAGGGCCTTGAGCCAGCTGTGGGTGGCAGACTGCCCCGCACCCGTGGCTTCCATGAGTGTGTGGAAGGTTTGCGGATACCACATCAAGGAGGCAATGAGGTCCACTATGCAGGTGGACGGGGTGCGGGGGGAGGCCATTGTTAGGGGCGGAGACGCAGATCCTGAACGAGAGTCTGCAGATGCTGGACCTGGGCTTCCAGGGAGGCGAGACGCTCGAACAGCAAAGCGTCTGCTACGACAGCTGCTTTCGGCTTCCTGTTAGAGGCAATGCCAAAGTCCTCACGGATACCAGATATGTGGCTGCCCATAACGGTCATGCTGAGTGCGCCAGACGCTTGAGCGGCGAACAGGGCATCGGTAAGACCGGACGCTGTAAAATGCTCTTGCACGTAACGGATCAGTTCAAACATCTGCGGACGAGTAAGGCGATGCATGGTGCGATTTGTCTTGGGGATGCGAGATTCTTTGGACATGGCTTGGGCTTTCGTAGTGGTTGATAATTCAGGGCTTAGGCAGTGGCAAATTGGTTCGCAATTTCCCGGAAGAGCTGACTTCAATACCCTTCCGGATGGAACCATTACGGTCAGTGTATGGCCTCCAGGTTTCAGTGGCGGCTTGCGGCTGTGGTGGCGTTTGCTTCTGCGGGGCATTGAAAACATCCTTTGGTTCTGGGGTGCCGCGCATGGTGGCTCCTTTACTTCAGTTGATATTCAAACGACAGGTGGAGGGCACTGGCGCCCCATGGGTTAGGGATGGCGGACAATCGGGCGTAGGCATTGGGGGCGATTGTGAGGCGATATGAGGGGAGCGCGAGGGGTAGCACGCGGGCACGGGAATATCCCGTTATGCCACCTACCATGAGCCCCCAATGCCCCGTTTTGTCGGACCATACCCATGCACCATAGCGGCTAATCCGCCCCCAACTATTGCGCATAATCCCGCCCGCCATGGTGCCATTGTAGATAGCGTAAATGCCGGGGGTTACAGTATTGCGGCCAGATTGCGAGTGCAAACTCACCGTGTCGATGCCTAGCTGGATGTCCATTATGCAGCCTCCTTGGCAAGGTAAAAATCGATGTGGCGTTCGAGTTCCCACTTGAGGACGTCAAGTGGCAGGATGGCATTGAAGTCGGGTTCGAGGGGGAGCATGAGGCTGCCTGCTATAAGGAAGTTATACTGCTGATGCTTCCGGCAACCAACGGTCCAGACAAAGAACGGGCGGTTTTCACACACAGCCCTGGCCCACACTTCACCACAGGTAGGGCAGAAATAGGCATAGCTCAAGGGAATGTCAACGCTGTCTTGGCGCTTGACGAATGAGCGAATGGCCGTGCCCATGTACTGACCTTCTATGATGAAGTGCTGGTCCATTTGGGTTAGTGTCCAGGTGGCAGGATGAGGGAAGACTTGGGGCGCTGAGCTGGCTTTTCCACCGACATGGCCGCCTTGACCATTGCCTGCAACTGTTGATTCTGTTCAAACCATCGTGCCATCACCATGTCAAGGTGCTTGGCTTGCGAGGCGTCAGTGGCAGTCGCCCGAACAATCCCCGCAATTTCGGCAAGGGCTTCTTCCAGGAACTGGAGGCGAAGGCTCATGGTTGATAGTGGGGAGAGGGGTTCCTGCGGGAACAATGTAGTCTGTTGGGTCATCGTGGCTCCTGAAGGTTTCAAGGAAAACTGCGAGGTTGAAGAGGATGAGGAAAAGGAGTAGAGCGGCAAAGACCATGGCCAAGGCCGTCCACAAGATGGTGCAGGTGAAAGCGAACATCAGGAAGCTCCTGAAAGCATTTGCCGGAGTTCAGCCGTCAGCTGAGCAGCTTGTTCGGGTGTGTGCCCCCAGGATTTTTCGTGCTCATCAATGGTGAGTTCCTTGCGCGCCAGGGGGTCCCAGACCTTGCGCTCGAAGTAAACGGGGAGCCAGGTTTCGGGGTCCGAGGACTTGCACACACGGGTGAAGGTGCAACCGCCATAGTCGGTGCAGGCGGTGTCGAGGTTGTAGTCCCAATAGCCGTCTCGCCAGCACTGGATCATGCGCTGGATGTCACGTTCGGCCTGGGACTGCCAACGTTCGATTTCGTATTCAGTGCGATAGGTCGGAACTTCAAGGGTGTCGTATTTGGTCTTCAGGATGGATACCCCGCGCACGATGGCACCATTGCCCTTTATTCCTTGTTTGGCAAGGGCCCACAGGTATCCGGTGAATTGGGATCGCATTTCCCACTGGCGTGACCAGGAAGCTCCGAGGCTGGAAGTGGTTTTTTCGTCGTAGACATAGACTCCGCCGGCTCTGTGAGCCACCATGTCACTGCGGCCCGTGTAGAGGATGGGATCACCAGTGACAGGGTGCTTGATGTTAAGGGGTTCGGCGAAGGAGAATTCGATACCACGTCGTCCACCAGAGAACACAACGGGGTCCGCACCGTCCGCACCAAGCGGGTAGGCTTGGAAGTAAAACTCAAGGGCTCCGCACATCCGCTCAAGAGATTTTGCAGAGTCCGGGGGACATTGATAGTCACCGTAATGCTGGATGAGGGCCTGCAGACCAGCACTTTCAGCGTCTTCGGCGGTGGAGTCGTCCACATAGAAGGACTTGCGAGCAGCCTCGATACCAGAAGCAAACGCTCCTCCCGCGATAAGGTGGACGGAGGTTTCTTTGGGTTTCCAGTGTTCGACATATTGGCGGTACATCTTTTGGGGGCAGGAGCGAAAGGCAGCAAGCATGGTGCTGTCTACGCAGTTAGGGAACATGGGACGGGTCATGCCGACTCCTTAGAGGGATTTGAGATGGTGGAAGCGGTCGAGCTGCTCCTGGAGGGCGTCGGCACGGGCTTCGGCTTCTTCGGTGCGGCACTCTTGCACCAGAAGGCGGTCTTTGAGGACTTCGATTTCGGCTTTGGCCTCGTCGCAGATATTGACAAGCGCCTCGAAGTACTGTTCCAGGAAATCGAGCTGCTCGCGGGTAATACGCAGTGCCCTGTCAGTTGCTGTGGCCATACTCAAGCCCCCTTCCGCAGTGCCAAGAATGCCGCCAGCCGGGTCACCAGTGGCCGCTTGGTGTTGCCGTATTGTCCTTCCTTTTCGCGGCTGGGTACATCCGGCAGGGCGTCCAAGAGGTCATGGATGGTGTCGAGTTCCTTGTTGGCATCCTGGTATTGGTTGTAATAGGAAGTCTTCAGGGATTCGGAGGATGCCTTTTCCTTCTCAAACTTGGTAAGGGCTGCCGCATGGACTTCTTTGAGGGCCGCAATCTCACTCAAGTGCGAATACTTCTGACTTTCGGCGGAACTTTTGGACTGGTTGAGTTCTTGCTGCAGGCGGGTGATGTCGGCCAGAAGGCCATCGATTGTATAGCGTGCCATGGTAATTCCTTATTGCTGGTGGTGGATTGGGAGTGGTTACTGGTGGATGGGCTGAGTCAAATGCCCAATTCATTGAACATATCCCCAACATTGGGGGCTTCCTTCGGAGCTTTCTTCGCCCGTGAGGTATCGGATTTGACCGAAGCCCCGACACGCTCCTTGCGGATAGCGGCGATGGCTTCGGTCAGCTCCTCCTTGGTAATGGTGCCATCGGCGACCTTTTGACGCCAGAGCTGGATGTTTGCGGAAATCACAGAAGACATACAGGGTTCTCCTAGTTGGATGTTAATCGAGGGGATTACAAATTTGTAATATGAGGGAATAATACACCCGTGAGGGTCAGCGGTCAATAAATTAACCACCGCCCATATACAGATTTGTTGTCGGACGTGAAGCTGCGACGTAGAGGCACTGGAACGCTTCCGTCCGCGCGCGGTTCAGGAGGATGTCGCTGTAGTCAACCCACACGTTTTCGTAAGTTGAGCCCTGACTGCGGTGGGCAGTGATGGCATATGCATATTTGATGTCATGGAAGAGTTCCTTGTGCTCCCAAAACTTCTTCCACAGCCTCGGCATACCACGGGCTTCGTGCGCGAGCTTTTCTGAATCACGAGCGAATTCTTCGACAGACTGTGGATGGATGACCAAAAGCCGCACGGATTTGCTGTTCTCCGTCATCACGCGAAGTTCCAGGGCATGATACTTGGGTTCCAGCGGGTGTCGGCAAGGGGTAACGCTTTCGACAACGGCTTCTTCATCGGTCGTCATCAAAACATCTTCACCGCGTGTGCACGGGCCGGCTGCAACAATGCGTTCGCCTTCCATGTAAGGGGTTTCGTACCCAATCGCACCCCACAAAGCACCTCGGACAAGGTCGTTGTATTCTGAAACTCGGACGTTGCGCCATGCAATGATCTTCGAGCGGTCGCCATCGGCAAATTCCCCTGCCAATACCGCGTTGTAGATGCTTTCGCGGAAGGCCTTGCGTGTGAGCTTGTGCACACCACCGGCCTCGTCCGCGTCAGTCTTGATTTGGATGTTGGGGGCAATGCTGCCGATCTGCTGGCGAATGCGCGTCACCAAAGCCAGGATTTGATTGTCGTGGCGCCGGACTTCTGACAAAGACGCCTGAACCCCCAAAGACCACATAGGGCTTTCGACTTCACCTACAGGGGGCAGCTGAAACTTGTCCCCAATCGTGACAACCTTGAAGTCGTTGTATTCAGCCGCCCGTTCGAGTTCAAGCTTCAAGTTTTTGTTGATCATCGAACCTTCGTCGATGAAGACAACATCCAAGTCCTTGAGACCTTCAGGACTCTTGCCCGCGATGAGTTGCTTCAGCTCTCCTGTTTTGTCAATGCGAAGGCCAAGAAGGGAAAAGATAGTCTGCCCTTCGCCTACGATACGGCGCAAGACCTTCGCGGCTTTGTTAGTCGGCGCGGTCCAGGCAATTTGCACACGGGATTTGGAGACAGCAGCTGCTACTTCCCGCATGCAAAAGGTCTTGCCAGTGCCAGCTGCGCCGACGAAATTGAAGAAGCGGCTCGCCGGCATCGGGTCTTGGATGAAGTCCAAGAGAAGCGCAACAGCTGTCGCCTGCTCCGGGTAAAGGCCAATGGGTTTGGTATCGGTGGTCACAAAGCTGGTCCTTGTTCAGATTGCGAAAGGGTTTTGAAATACTGCTCCAGCAATTCATTGAAGAATTTGCCGTATGCGGCATAGGGGACTTTGCCTTCCAGTTCGGAGAATAGGTGAATGTCGAGCTTGTCCGCGAGGTCGCCGCGAATGGCGATGTTCTTGGTACGGGAAGGGGTGGTGTTTGTTGGGCGTGCCATTAGATGAGTTCCCAGATGTAGTCGGGTTCGAGGCCGAAGAATTCCGCACAGGCTTCTTCGGGGTCCATGCCATCGGCGACGGCTTCGCGGGCTTCGTTCAAGAGGTCGCGGGCATCGGACGGGGACATGCCATCGCGCCTGACGAGGATGTTAATGATTGATTCGAGCATTTTAGGTAATCTCCACGGTTGAGCCGGACCAGTAAACATAGGGGGCGTAGTGATCTGTGTGGTGCATGGCCAAACTGCATCCGAAAGGCGAGTCCTTGTGGTGTACGGCTATTGAGAATCTCTCCCCATTCCAATACCTACGGAACTGGTGGAGAGCCGGGGCCGGATGGTATTTGGGCCAAAGTGTCGCCACATACCAGCCAACACGCACAGGCTTGACTTCGGGCGGGAACCAGGGGGTTAGGGTGGGGGTCATGAGGTTTCCTTGTTGATGAGTTGACGAATCGTCCATGGCGCACTGCTGAAGCCGTTGCGCGCCGATTCCTCGCAAATCTTCGCCGCTTCTTCCAGCGCCTCCCTTCGCTTGGCTTCGCCGTAGGCTTGAAGCTGGGCGTCGGTGTAAAGGGTAGCGAAGATTTTCAGTCTCGGATTCTGCTTCTGCCACCCATTCTTAAGTTGCCAGTAATCTGTGTGGCCAACAAGCCCAGTTTCCTCGTGCTGCCACATCCAGATCGCCGGCTCCGGCATCTGCACAGATTCTGCCGATTTCTGAGCAGGTTCGGACGGTGGTGTATAGGTTTGGCTCATGCCTTCTCCTTGTGCTGCGCGGCCAGGGCGGCATCGCAAGCGCTGTCAAGCTCCTCACCGCTAACTTGCTTTCCACAGCCATCCTCACCCCAAAGGTCAACGCACAAACCGACGTTGAATTCATGGTTGTCAGACGGCCAGAGCGGTCTAGTCCTTAGCCACCGATACCGCTCCGCATCCCTCGCATCTGCGCTCTCGCTGGTTTCGGGTGTGATAGCTGACGCACCGCCCGGCACGCGCTGATTGAACGGATCGTTACGCCAGCCTGCGGCCTGCGGATAGAACGCGCCAGCGGCAGGGTCTTGTATTGATGGTTGCTGCTGGCTGGCGCGGTAGGCGGCGAGGGCTTGCCAGGCTTTCCACGACGCCTGCATTGAGGCGTAGGTGTAGTTTCCGCGTGCATCGCGCTGCCACATGCTGGGCAGCGATAGGAGATCACCGTCATCTGAGGCGAAGTTTTCGAACGCCTCCCGCTCTGCCTGCTCGCTCACCGGCTGCTGTGCGAGCTGGACGCCTCGCAGCCTCTCAATCTCCCGTTCCGCTTTGATCAGCTCATCGCGCTCGTTGCAGTCGCTGCAGCACGCCGGGCAGGAGCCGGCGTGCTGTGCTGGTGCTGGCTGGGCAGCCTCGTGCTCAGCAAGGGCGGCGGAGATTTCACGCTCCGCCGCCCAATAACTGCGGGTACGCATGTAGTCATCACCAAGTGCCCCGTGCTTCATTGCCAGCAGCTCTTGCGTCATTTCAAGGCCAGTGCGCAGAGCCTGTGCCACTTTGTCTTGTGTGGTCATGCTGCCTCCAAACCAAGCTGTTCCGCCAATGCCTTCGCATCCCCAGGGGCGGCAGACAAGCCAGTACTGCCGCTCTCACCCCAGCAACGCACCTTTCCATTGGTGATGCCACAGAACCCTGCGCTGGAAGGTCGCACGCCGGTTCGCATTTCTGCTTGCTGTGCCACATTTGCATGGTGCAGGTCTTCCGAATCCGGCCACAGGATGAAGCCATAGGCTGCCCCGTGGATGTATTTATGGACTTTGCTGTGCATTTTCTTCCTTCAGTTTGTATTCCCAATGAGGGAACCAGCAGGGGTTAGGGCTGTGTGCCCACGAATGGCCTGGGCCAGGGCGCGAGAGGATTTGTGCTCCTAGCGCCCAGGCGATAATGAGGTTACTGTGCGGGCGTTTTTGTTGCTGCTGCAAGTCTCTGAGCCCGCACAGCAAACATTTTGGCGAGTGCGTCATGCTGTTCTGCTTCGGCCTTGTGGTAGATTGAGAGGAGTTCGGCTTCCTGGAGGAGCTTTTGCTGATAGGAAGCCGGGGTTTGCTTGGCATGGAGGCTGCGGAGCCACTGGAAAATGGGGGTCATAGGGTGATTGCCTTGTTATCAGGAAACTGGCGCAATTGAATTTCGCAGATGATGTACCTGGACAGACTTGTGCCGAACACATGGCGGTCGTCAAGTAATTTATTGACAGCGGCACATGCCTCTTCAGCGTCTTCAGCAGTGCCGTAGAAGGTGCAAGTCTCAAGCCTTGGTGATTCGTCCCAGCCGTCAAGATCTGGTCGATAGCAAACAAAAACTGAAGTCATACGTCAAGTCCTTTGATGATATTGCTGGGAATGTCGTTCGCTTCATCACTGAAGTCATCCTGACAATGCACGCACCCGGGATGTTGTGGATGGCTGCAGTCAGGATATGACATCAGGCGATTGGTATAGAGGACTGCAGCGCGGAAGCGGTGCGGGGAAGGGGCTGGGTGAAGAGTGTCGGCGAGGTCTTCGTCGTCAAAGTGGCCGCTCATAGGGGAGTCTCCGAAGGTTCTGCTGCCTGGAGTACCCAAACAATTGTGCGACCATCCAAGCGGTGGTCTGGGTGACAGTCTGGAGAGACGAAGCACCCACCTGTAAAGGCATCTGTAAAGGCGAAATCACAGTGAATGCAATGCAGGACAGGGTCCGCAGGGACGGCTTTGTATGATACTCCATGAAAAGTGAAGGTGTTTTGATCAATTGTTGTCATACCATCACCCCCTTCGCCGGATACCCTGACAACGGCGCACACGTATGGCACAGCCGCACGTAGGAGTTTTCATACTTCACCTCCTTTGGCAATCCGGTGTTTTCGTGCTCGCCGTCAACCTTCGCCCAGCGATCCGCACGCATGTTGCGATTGGACTGTCGCTGGAAGATGCCCAAAAATTGAGTGCTTTCACTGCCGCATGTGAGGCATGTCTGCAATTGGAAGAGCGCGGAGTCGGCTTGCGGGGTCCACAGGCGCTCAGCTTCCCAGCGAGCGATGGCAGATTCGGTTTCTGCACGCTCACGAGGTTCCATTGCAGTCGAGCGCATCAACTTTTTGTTCTGTTCGATGCGACGGGACTCCTCGCGGGCCTTCATAGACCCGGCGAGGAGGTCTTCCAGGAAATTGTCCCCGGTGGTTGCTTGCGGGGCCGGGGCTGAGGGGAGGTGAAGTTGCTTCGGCAGCAACGAATTGAGGTCAAAATCGGCCATTGGAAGTCCTTTCGATAGTGGGGGCTACCACCATGGAAATAATAATAGCGTAAATCGAGGGATTTTGCAATCCAGATTGGGGGACTACACGCGAGAACTGCGGTTTTCGGGTTAATCGTGGGGATTACAAATTAGTAATGCCCTCAATCTACCACAAAACGCCAATTAAAAAGCCCCCTGACTCTTCCGAACCAGGGGGCCAAACTCCGACACATCAGGGCGAAAGGACTAGGAACTCCCCTTTGCGTCGTGGTTTAGTTGCTGCCAGGCAATTACGCCAGCTCGCCCAGCAGGGCTTCCGTGTCCACCGAGGAACCCTTCTTGACCTTCGCGGACTCCAGTTGTGCGATGATCGGCGAGACCTGCGGGCTGTTGCGCAGCGCGAGCTTCTCGGCCAGGGTCTTGGTTGCCAAGAAGGCCTTGATGTCGCCGGCGGTCTTGCCCGACAACTGGACCAGTGCGCGTGCCAGAACCGAGGTGCCAGCCAAGCCAGAAGCCTCACGACGCACACCCCATTCGCCCTTTTCCAGGCGCTCGGTCAGTTCGTCAATGGCCAGCACGATGTCTTCCACATCATCCAAGCCTGCGCCTTCGTCGCCCAGCTTCTGTTCCGCACCGTGGAGGGCGAACTTGGCGACCAGCGCGTCCGGGACAGTGAAGATGCGGGTTTCGCCGTTCACGAAGTCCAGGCGCACCTGCAGTTTGCCTTCTTCATTGACGAACGATTCCTTTTGCAGCTTGCGCTTGCCGGGGAATTCCACCGTGCGGCCGTCGTCCATGGCGACCTTGGTGTAGACAGTCTTGGTAGACTTGGGGGCGGTGGTTTGTGCTTCAGCGGTCATTTGAAATGCTCCAATTGGTAAGGGGATTTGAGAAAACCACTGGCACGCAAGGGTGAGTGTTGCCGTGTGGTGTGACTCAATTATAGGTATGGGGGTGCAGAGTGCAATAGAAAACCGTGGAGATATTTTGTTTATTTTTCGGGTTTTGGGGTTGACCGATTGGCGCGATGCTGGTCTAGCTCACGTTTCAGCCGCGTGCCCATCAAATCAGGTGCCGCGATGACGCCGGGCGAGCCTTCGTTGCCGCTCTGATGGAAGCCTTCGCGCAAACCCAGCGCGTCACGAATGATCTGGAGTTCCCACGCGTCGTCCTTGGATTCAATGACTAGCGTATCACCGTCAAGCCGCAATTGGACTTTCTGCGACATTTCCAGCAAATCCAATCGGAGGTTTTCATCTTTCAGCGACCGGAAGTAATGGTAGAACTTCGCGCGGAAAGCCTTTGCATGCCCCGGCGACGGAGTGCGAAACCGCAAACCAGCCTCACGAAAGCCACGGGTTAGGGCCTGCTCGAATTCAGGGCCAAAGGAGTCAGGGGATTTGTAGGTGCTCATGGGTCCGGTTTGTGTAGGTTTGTGTCTGGTGTAGGCATTCTATCCGGTTTCGTCGGGTTTAGTTGGGGCACGCGATAGGAGGGCGTAGGAGCGATTCGGGGGCGTGGATAGGCAATGGTGTGAGCGCGGCGGGTACGGGGCACGGCGGGCCGGTTCTGTGGCTAGGCGGGGGTGTTTGGGCGAGGGGTTGGCGGCACACATGGTGAGTTAATCACTCATATTACAAATTAGTAATGTGCGCAAACAATGAAAAAACCCGCCACATGGGCGGGGTAGTTGGGGGTAGCTGCAGCTATCGTTTACCATCCGGATAGATAACGAAATGCCACTTGCTACCGTCAAAGGACGATTCCCCGTAGGCATACTGAAACCATGCGATGGTGCCATTGACGATTGCGGAGTCACGGGGGGCGGTGCCGCCTTGCATGAAGGGGCCGCATTGGGAGAAGAATGATTGCATGTCCATGGTTGCCATAGCCTCTAATGATTCATCCACAGCCATATCAGGCCGAGGATTACAAAAAACAATCGGATTAGCCAAAACATTTGAGAACAGCCCCCATTGGGTTGAGGGCTGCCGTTGTGTGGTTTCTATTCCGATGCAGATTAGCCGAGGATGCCCGCGAGCATGGCCGTGGTGTCGACCTTTTGCGCCGAGCGTTGCATTTCCGCGATGACGCCCGCGACCTTCGGATCAGCCTTGAGTGCGGCGCGCTCCTCCTTGGACTTCGATGCCAGGAAAGCCTCGATCTCGGCGCGGGATTTGCCGGACATTTTCATAAGAGCGCGCAGCAACAACCCCGAACCCGCGCCACCATCACCACCGGCGCGAATCTTGTTCCAGGTGCCATCCGGCGATGTGATGCGGCCGTAGATTTCCCGGACGGCATCGTATTTGTCCTGAGCCGTAGCCGATGCGCCCGTGTCGGGGTTGCGGGCAATGGCAGCGGCATCGACTAGCTTTTGCTTGAGACCGTGCAAGAGCGCTTCGTCACGGATTGTTGACGACAACTCGCCGGGGTCAATCTCCAGCCGCTCGCCATTGGCAAATGAGAGGATGAGATTGCCGTCGATAACGTCAGCTGTGATGACGGGGGTACGCTTGGATTCGGTAGCCATGATTGATAGTCCTTTCGATGATGCGAGATTGCATCCTATAGCCCCCACGACAGGGACTAGGTGGATACATTAGACTAGTTAGTACCAGATTGCAATAGCTATTGCGAGGATGAGGAACAGATAGAGGATGCGGTCCACGGGGTGAGTGCCGGGGGTCATTCCGTAACCACCACATAGGACAGTGTTTCACCAGGAAGCAGAACCTGCAGGGCAACAGCCATCCATTCTAGCATAGCTTCCCTGGTCTCATGCCGATTATTGAACTCATAGCCATCGGGTCTGCGAATGGTGGTGAGGTAGTAGGTTGCCATGATCGTTAGTCCTTTCGGTTGCCGGCGACCTGTCCGCCGTTGATGTAACTATAGCCGATCGCCCCGGCATGTCAACAACTATTTGTGACCCGCAGGCTATCTTTACATTGTAACAATCGCTAGGGGCCCTAGCCTGTAGCTATAGCTATAACACCCGCGCTATGGCTATGGTGCTCCGGCCGCTAATAACTAGGGGTAGGAGGCTGAGAGTGTGCGCTAGGGACATTGCATTTGTGCTATCCGCGCGCGCGCCATGCGCTCACCCCCACATCGCCCTTCCCTCAGCCGCACCTACCATGCACCATCCCCCACGCCCGATAGCTATTGCGCGGGCTGATCCAATAGCCATCACCACCGCAGCCGCCGCGAGCGCATGCCCCATTAGTTATAGCTATAGCTTCCACGCCGACGATTGTGCCTGCAGCTACCCTCATGTGACCGCCAGGGGCCATCGGAGCGGGCTGGGACGTTGCGGCAAGGGGGAGGGGGAAAATTTCAGCGACTGGAAGTGGATGCATGGCCGTTTCCCAAATTTTTTAAATTTTTTCCGACCTCTCACGCACTGACAATTGACAATAGCTA